TCAACTGCATTTTCAGCGTAGTTGCTGAAGAAAGCCCAGTATTGTTGACAAACTTTGCTACAATGGTATCTTCCTCTCCCGCTATTGTTAGTTCGCCTACGTCAATCAAGTTTCCTAACTCTAACTCATTTATGGTTTCAACCTCGTAAAACTCTATACTTGCTTGAACGGCTACTGATCCTATGCTTCTATACTTGTAAGTAAAATCAGAAACAAATTTAACTTGGCATTGTGTTAGAACTTGTGCGCCTCCTACTGGCAAATCAATTAAAAACCAATCATTTCCGTTTTTTAGATAGTGCTTCCAGACTCCTTTAAAGATTTGAAATTGCTCTTTTAAGAATGAAAAAGCAACTGTGCCTTCTTCTAAAGGTGTTGACCATCTATTCCTTTGCACAGTCCTTCCAGACTCCATTTTTTTGCGAAGATTCTGGCTCTTGTTTTTTACGCTTAAAGTTGCAGGATTAGGCAGGGTTGTATCATTCCAATTAATCATATTATTTTCTATTTAATCCGTAGTTAGTTTCCAATGCTGGAACAAAATCACCGCCTCCTTCTCTGGCTTCGTTTGTTAATTCAATCTTAGCTTGTGCTACTGCTTGCTCAACAATTATCTTAAAGTTGCCTTCCTCGTCTTGCTCTACTTCTCCCTCTAACTGAACAGGGGCATTGTTTACTATTGTAACATTGCCTCCGCTTTTACCTCCCGCTATTGGGTTGTTAGCTTGAGCGAAAAGATTTCTTTGCTGAGTCTTGTTTAGAATCATTTCCCCGCTATTAACTCTGCCTGTTAGCTGGTCACCTCCAAATGAAGAACCGCCAACAATACCGCCTTGCTGGTATGCTGGGGGCTGTTGAGATTTTATCTGCGCCACTTGAGCCAATCCGAAAGCAATGCTTCCCGCTGCAGCTATGTAGTTGAATGGCGGGGGAATGGTAGCCATAGCCTTAGTGGCACTTTGAAAAGTGTTTACTGTAGCCTCTGCGATTGCAAAAGCTTGTTGCGCTTTAAATCCCTTTTTGCCAAATGCCTTAGCAAGTGCGCTCATGCCTCCAAAAAGCTCTTTTGTAGCATCAAGCTTTTGATTCATTTCCTCTCTTGCAATCGCTTTTCTTACCTCTACTCCGTCTGCATCAATTTTATTTATTAACTCGTTTTTTTGCTCATGAGTTAGCCTTGTAGATTCGTCTATAAGGGTTCTCTTTTCTTCTTCATGAATAGCAAGCAACTCTAATTCCGTTGCGTATTGCCTACTAATCATTTCAACTTGTGAGTTAATCCTTTCCTCGTCTTGTTCTGCGCTTGAAGTGCTAGTTGCTTTTTCTTTGTCTGGCTCTATGTCTTTATTGAATAGATCAGTTGCTCTTTGCAAATAAAGGGCTTCTTCCTCTGGATCAAATTCGCCTTTTTGAATTTGTGTTACTGTATTGGTATAGTTGATGGAGGCTCTTTCTTCTTTTGTTGCAAGCTGCCCTCTAATTGATTCCCTGTTTACTAAAGCTGCGCTTTTCCCTGCCTCTGCAGTTTGCTGTTTTAGGATGCCTAATTGATTTTCTAAAAGGTTTTTTATTGCTTGCTCTGCAGCGGTTAGCTCTTCTTTTTGCGCCAATAGATCATCAAAAGCAGTAAGCTTCTTTTCAAGAAGTGCTATGTTTTTATCGGTGTTTTCATTTAAAATTGCATCAACCCTAATCTGTGCGCTGCCAAGCTCTAAGGCTCTTTCTCCTATCTTTATTGCTTCCGCATTATATCTAACAACATCGCCAAATAAAGTTGCGTATATTTGCCCAAAAGCCTTAACCCTTCCTTCTATTTCTGCGTAAGACTGTTTAAGTTTTTCTGTCTCAGCTTTCCATTCTTCAGTAGTGATTTTAGAATCTTTTAGAAGTTGGTTGAGTCTTTCAACTTCAACCGCAATTTTAAATTGCTCTTGTTTAATCTGCCCTCCTGCACCTCCTATTCTTTTATAAACACCAAGTTGGATTTCTAACTGTTTTGTTGCCTCTACTTCTTCAGCAACTCTATTTCTTGCGCTTTTAAGATTTGCAAGATCAGATAGCCCTTTCTTGTATTCAGCTAGAGTTATTTTGCCCCTATTTAGGTTGTCAGCCATTATCTTTAAAGATGCTGAAACCTTTTCAATGTCTGCATCTAACGCATCTAACCCCTCTTGCCCTCCGTAGCCTTGGGTTATTTCTCTCTGCATTGCTAATGCCTTTTCAGCCTTTAAAACTCTCGCTGCAATTTCTATTTGCTTTGCCCCTGCCAATGCTCTTTTATCTGCTGAATCTTTTATAGCTGCGCTATACCTTGCTAAATCTAACGCTCCGTCATCTAGTGTTTTGCCAAAGTTTTTAACTTGCTGCTCTGCGCCTTGACCTAAGAAAATAAACCTTCCAACAATAGCGGGGAATTGCTGCAAAGCTTCCACGTAAGCACTGAAAATTTCTGGATCGGCTACTATGTCTGCTAGTCTTGCAATAGATCCAGAAAGCCCTTCGTTAGCTCCTGTAGCTTGGTTTGCGTTTTCAGCAAAAATCAAAAACGAGTTGCCAAGCTTCTTAAATGAAGTTCCTAAAGTTTCCCCTGCTATTTTAGAAGCTGCTGCCGTATCTCCAGAAGCCTTGCCAACTTCCTCAATAGCCTTTTTTGTTTCTCCTAATTTAGCCCCCGTAATGGCTGCTGTTAGGCTGTATGCCTCAATAGATCTTAGAGCCTTTACTAGAACTTGATCACTTCCACTTGCAGCCAATCTAACTTGCTCTAAAGCTCCCGCTAATCCTTCTTGCTCAATTAAAGCTCTGCCACCCTCAACGCCTAACTTCTCATAGATTGCAGCCATCGTTTCAGATGGATTCAATAGTGCTACAACTGCAGCTTTAACTTGTGTGAAACTCTCAGCCGTTTTAACCCCCTGCTTTGTAGTTGCTGCAGTAATGCCTAACAGTTCCTCTAGGCTAACTCCCGCTGTAGCTGCTGTAGCGGATGCTCTGGCAAGGCTCTTGGCTAATTGTGGAATGTTTGTCTTGCCTAGCTTTACTGTTCTAAATAATTGGTCACTTACTTTTTCAGCTTCGCTAGCTGATTTTCCATAACTGTTTAATGCAGTTGTTAGAAGGTCTGTAGAAGATCCAATATCTGCCAAACCGCCTTGCGCTAATTGCGCTGCAACTCTAACAAATTTATCAACTTCGCCAGTAGGAACTCCCGCTGAAATTGCTTGGTAAAAACCTTGCGCTGCCTCTGTAGCATCAACCCCTAATGCTTGAGCTATTCCAAGAGCTTTAAGCCTTAGACCATCCATTTCTTTTCCGCTAACCCCCGCAATGGTTTGCACTTCCTTCATGGCTACATTAAACTTTAGCCACTGTGCTGTAGTTTTTGCAATCGTTACCCCAACTGCAGTAACTCCAATAGCCATAGCCCCAATGGCAAGCCTAGAAGCCGTTGCCCCCGCTCCTACTTTATCAAGCGATGATTTCCCGCTAGTGCCTAAAGTGTTTAGCTTTGCTCTGGCTTCGTTTATACCAGTCGAATCAACTGTTAGTCTTAATCTTGCTACGTCTTCAATCATGTAAACTATTCAGTTGGATTTGGTCTATAATTCTAATTGCTTTAATTTCAAAATTGCTTAGTTCAATTCCTGTTAGGTTTGACCAGCAAGCAATCTCATTAAAGTCTATAGCCTTATCTGTTTTTAATTCTTGGTAATATTGTAAAATATATAATAGGCGGTCTGGTAACGGCTTTAATTCTTCTAACTCTTTTGGCTTAACTCCTGTAGTTTTCCAAACTTGCTTTAGGTGTTCTACTTGGCTTGTGCTACTGCCTTCTGGTCTTTTTTGGAGCTTAAATTGTTCTTCTGCAAATCGCTCGATTCGTCTAAGCTCCTTTTGATAAAATTTTTCCTTCTTGCGGATGCTGCATCAATTTCTTGAGCTAAAACAGGCGCATCTTTTAGGAGCTTAATTGCGTTAGCCTTTGTGCATTTGTAAGGAGTGCCATCATCATTTTTAAAGCTCCACCCAATGATAAGACAAGCCAACAAATCCAAGCTCAATTTCTCAGTTTCAAGAATTGATTGTAAAGAGTCATCAGCTTCTTCTTGCTCATGTATTGCAACAATCTTTTTTCTGAATTTAGATTGTGCCTTTTTAAATGAAATTGAATCAGTGCTTTTGATTTTGATCCAATGTTTTGTTTTGTTTCCTTCAACGTCTGTTAGAGGGATCTTAACCCCTTCTTCTGCTAGTTTCGCTGTGGCGAATCCTTCTAGGTCTTTCATGTTTTTGTTTTAATTAGTGTGCGTGATTATCGCTAGGGAATACGCACCCCTCCCAGCATGAGGCAGAAAAGAATTAAACTGCCGAGCGATCTATTTGTATGTTAGATAATACTGTTGTATCATCAACCAGTGCTTGGAATGGCACTGCAAGGGTGATTGCACCCGCTCCGCTCACATCGGGGTTAGCCCCTCCTGTATAAGTGATGCGAGGAATCAAAAATTCATATTTGTTAGTTCCATCGTTAAGTTCAAACTCAAGGCTTGATTCTGTCTCGTTAATGAACTTTTCAACCTGTTGGGCGTTCTCAAAATACATGGTTGCTTGTCCTGTTAGGGTGGAACGTCCGATAGTTGGATATTCAGTTAGATCTGATCCAACTACGTTGCGAGGCTCAAGCCCATTTTCAAGAGTCAGAGTAAGTTCCGTAATGATTGAAATAACAGAGCCGTCTACTTTAACAGATCCAGTAAATCCGTTGAAAGGACAGTTTGCGCTAGTTGTCCCTAGGGTTGATCCTGCTGGCTCTGTCTGGTTTACTGACATATCACGCCCAATAGTTCCAAAAGAGCCTGTGAGAGTGCCTACGGGGGCTACAGTTAGGTTAAGAGTGTTATACTCTACTCCCGTGTAAATATAGTAAGGCTTATCCGCTGCAAGCTGATCTGAGAAATGGCGCATTAAGCTAAAGCTTCTGCGAGTAACTCCACCCTTCAAGCGGTCAATATCAGTGCCGCCTCCGTCAACTTCCCAAGTGCCTAACAGAACAGCTTCTAGCTCTTCGTCATAAGATCCATAGGAAATTTCAAAGCCAATATCTCCAGCTACGGCTTTGACCCCGTGCTTGGCACATTTGATTTGGCGATCTTCTCTTAGCTCTTCGCTAACAGTGATATCTTTCGACATTCCAAGACTAACAGCCGTATGGCGTAGCTTTTTGAATGAAGGAGTTGCGGGTGTTACCCCGTAAGTTGATTCCTCTACAGAGTAAAGGGCATGGCGTGAAGCATCTGACATAATATTTTTTGTGTTTGGTGTTTAGTTAATTGTGCGTGTTAAGCGAGAATACCAGATCACCGACACAGGCACTCGAAAAAAGTTGTTAGCAATAAATCCATCCGTTCTGCCACAGTTGCGAATAACAACCTCCTGCCCACTATAAACAAAACGCCTACCCGCTGTAAAGTAACTTCTGAGTTTGTCGGTTATATCTAACGCTTCCTTCTCGCCCTTGCCTGTTGGAACGTAAATGTCTAACTGAAGTATTCCCTCTAAGTCATCTTCTCCACCATCTCCAAGCGTTATAACTTCTGGAACATCTGGCAAATATGTTAGACCAATCCAGACGTTATTTTTATCTGGCTCTTGTGGGCTGTTTTCAGTGATGATTTTATAAGTCCAGCCTTCCGCTGTGCTTAAATCCATGAAAGCTTTTACTAATGCTGATCTAACTAATGAACTCATAATTTAAATTTGCTTTTGTCTCGCCATTTTTCTAAGAATCTTCTTTGCTCTAAGAGCATTTTTTCTCATCATTCCCTTTGTGGCTTTTCTGCTGAATCCGCTAGCAGTTACCTTTTCAGTAGGTCCATTCCATTGTCCATACTCTGCAACTTTAGCATAAGGCAAGTTGTTAGTCATATGAACAGAATCACCAAACTTCCCAAGCTTGTTTAGGATTTTGCCTTTTGTTGCTGTGCCGTTTTTATCCTTACTGCTTAAAGTTCCATCTAGCGTTTTATTTACTGAAGTTCTCCAGTTGCCCCGCAGCCTCCCCGTATCTACTGGAGTATCATCTATCACTTGGGAGAACAGCTTGATAATTGTTCCCCTTCTAATGCGGTCAACTTCTTTAGCTGACTTGTTAGAAAAGTTTATTATGTCACTTTGAAAGCTCATGATTTATGGTGCATCGTTTGGTCTGTAAACTGAGCTATCATAACCATCGCTGTTTCCTGCCTTGTCTAGCCTATCATCATCGTTAGTTAAGTAATGATGCTCTAACCCGCTTTGAACATCTGTGCCAGCAACTAGATCGTTTATTTCTGATTGTGATAAAGCCTTGAATAAATTCTAA